GTGCCCATTTAAAAAGCATGGATTTAATGATTTCAGAAAGAAATGTCTGAATGAAAATGGTATAATTGAGACACTGGAAGGTCATGTTAATAATTACAATGCAATATCCACTTGGCATTCCACCAGCATTAAGAACAAATATAGATTACGTTTTTATTTTGAGAGAACCATATATCGCGAATAGGAAGCGAATTTACGAAAATTACGCCGGCATGTTTCCGACATTGGAATCATTTTGCCAGGTAATGGATCAATGCACAGAAAATTTCGAGTGCTTGGTGATAAATAACAACGCAAAATCCAACAAACTACAGGATCAGGTGTTCTGGTACAAGGCAGATGCACACAATGACTTCAGATTAGGGTCTAAAGAGTTCTGGGAACTATCTAAACAGCTAAATGATGAAGATGAAGAGGAGCAATATGATCCAAATAACGTGAAAAAGCGCGGACAAGGACCCAAAATTGCGGTGAAAAAGAGCAAATGGTAGAAACAAACCGCTTTCATAAATCCGCTTTTAATTATAATAAACAATAGTATCGCTTTCATAAAATCGCTTTTAATTATAATAAGCAAGATAACAACTTAAAGAGAGCTGGATATATTAATATAAGATGCAAGAGTTAAATATCGTCGAACTAATTGAGAGCAATCCAATCTCAAAGTTATCAAATGTGTATAATGGAAAATTATTAACCAAAATAAAAGATGTATTTACAGATTTTGAACAACAATTATTTGTAAGTAGCTTTTATTGTTACTTAAATTACAATAAGAATATAGATTTTGTAGTAGATCTAGATAATGTATGGAAATGGTTGGGATTTTCTACAAAACAACATTTAACAACTGTATTAGAAAAACATTTTACAATTGAGATTGATTATAAATATACTCTTCCTCAATTTGGAGGAGCGCTTACGCAAATTAGTAAGCAAGTAAAACAAATAGGCGGTCAAAATATTAAAAAAATATTTTTAACCGTTAAATGTTTCAAGTCCTTGTGTTTAAAAGCGCAAACAAAAAAGGCAGCAGAAATTCATGAATATTATATGAAAATGGAAGAAGTATTACACGACATAGTAGAAGAAGAAACCGATGAATTAAGATTACAATTGGAGCAAAAAGATAATATTATTTTAGAAATTAAAGAAACCTCAGAACAAGACAAAATACAATTAAAAAAGGAAAGAGAACAAGCAACTATTATTCAGTTTCCTATAAACACTGAATGTATTTATATTGGTACAATAGATAATACAAATGGAGCAAATGAAAAGTTAATTAAATTTGGACACACGAATGATCTAAAAACAAGACTAACATATCATCGTAAAACATATATTAATTTTCAATTAATTACAGCATTTCGAGTGCAAAATAAAGTAGAAATAGAAGGATTGATTAAAACTTCTGTTAAAATCAGAAGACAAATCCGTCATATTGAAGTAAACGGAAAAAACAGATTAGAAATAATTGCCTATGATTTAACAAATTTTACAATCGACAAACTAACAAATTATATAAACGATATAATTCATTCAAAGACATATAGTATAGATAATTTCAATAAATTAATAAAACAAAATGAAGAATTAGAAAATAAAATCAGAGATCTTGAAAAGGAAAATGAAGAACTAAAAGAAAAACTATCTGTCAAAGTATTAAACAAATCAGTATCCGCGATTACGAATGCAGATAACCAATTTGTTTATCAAAATGATTTAATACCTGAGGACGATAATACATCCAAGTTTAATGAATTTATTGACACAATGTGTATAGTTAGACCTGAGGTTAACGAATCGTCTGTAAATATGGAAGGTCAACTTCGTATATGGTTAAAACAAAAACCACAAAAAGAAATATTTCATGCGTTTAAACATTATTTAGATACTAGATTTAAACCTATTCGATTTTCTAAATTAAATAATGAAAACAAATCACAATATGTTCATGGATATGGCGGTATAAAACTTAAACCAATTGAATATAAAAAACAATTTGTAGGAAATGATATCGAAACATTTTTATTTCAGTCGTGTGTATTTTCTCCAAGTGATAAAATATTAAATTCTGTTTTATTTGAAGATTATGAAAGATGGAACCAGGGATTATCAAAAGATACAACTACCTCAGACATACAAGAATTAAAAGATTATTTAAATTCATGCGAATATGCTGTAAAGTCGGTTGTATGGACTGAATTTGGTTCAAATGACGGTTATTATGGATTAACTTTAAAAAATAAAGGATATATTAAAAACACAATTTGTGTAACAGGTAAAAAGGTGGAAAAAGTGGAATTATCTAGTGATATCGTATTACAAACATGGCCAACCATTATAAAAGCAGCAGATGCTGAAAAAATTGGTGCATCGAAAATGTCAAAGGGTATTAAAAATAAAACTATATTTATTGATTATTTTTATCGTCTGAAATCAAATTAATAATATATGAATTTAAATAAATTTATATATTATTTACAAAGTAAAAATATTTAAGCGTTTAAATCTGTTTCCAAATCTTTATCTGTCTCTTTCAAAGAAAAAGGCCCACTAATTAACTCAGATCGGCCATAATCTGTCTTACCCACGACGATGTTTTCGCCGTCAAAAAGTTCTGATCTAATGTCTGCTACAGAAATGCTATCGACACCGGCATCATTTGTTAAATTCTTCTCTTGACTGGTTGCACTAACGCCGACTAAATTACCATCTTGATCAATGTCTTGCGTCAAAATGCTGCCATGTTTCTCAGCGTTCTTTTTATTCTCATCAATGGCCTTCTGTTTGGTCTCCTTGACACGTGTCTCAAACGCATTTTTGGCCGCACTTTCATTCTTTTGCTTCTCTTGAGCGAGCTGATTGAGTTCCTCTTCCATGTATTCTACGCGTCCAGTCTTGTAAGCTTCAGGTTCCCAAGGCAACCAAGTGCCGACAGGCCCGACAAACACGTCGAAACTAGGATCAACTTCTCTGATAAGTTTAGCGCGTAGTTCGGCCTCTTCTTGTGACGCAAAATGACCACGTGCCTTAAACCCGCGAACAGATGTCTGAAAATTGTGCTTGATATTGAATTGCTTTTCCAGATTATCTTCCTCCTTATCAATAAAGGTCTTATAGTCATCCTCGATAGAAGAACTAACAATGTTGTCGCGTTCTTCCTTGACAAATCCTTCGTAATCCTTCATGACATCCTCAAAAGTCAATTTATATTTAAAAGACATGAAATTAATGAATTGGTGAAATTTTTCCATGGATTTAGAAAATTCCCACTTCTTTAGGAATTCCTCAAAAAAGAACATTTCCTTTTGCTTTAGGATCTTTTCTGGAGTGATGAAAGAAAAACATCCGAATGTTTGGGCGGCAATTGGCTTATCCACGTCGAGTAAGTCAACATATTTAGGATTTGGCGAGCCATCTTTTGTCAATTTACGATCAAATGGGGTCTTCTTAGAAGAATTAGATGTAGGTTTAGATTTTCCGCTCATTATATATTATTTGTTAGTTTCGTTTTAAGTATTAATTTATTTAATTAATATTATTATTATTTTCTTTTTATTTTATATAAAGAATGGGAATGTTTAATACGAACGAACTAATTAAACGAATTATCAAGTATTTAGTAGAGGGTCTAATTATTTCTATAGCAGCATATGCCATCCCAAAAAAATCTTTGAATATGGAGGAAATTGCGTTGTTGGCTTTAACCGCTGCGGCAACCTTTGCTATTTTGGACACATACATTCCTAGCATGGGAGTTGGTGCTAGATCTGGAGCCGGATTTGGTATTGGGGCAAATTTAGTCGGGTTCCCTGGAGGGCTTTAAATTCCACCTTTACCAATGCCTCTGTCAGGCATTACAAAGGTGGAGCCAAACTAACATAATAACATAATAAAATAATATAAATACAAATTAATATTATTTAATAAATGGTAAGAATTGAAGATAATAAAGATTTTTCAAAAAAGTTTTATAATAAATTAAGTGATTATAGAAAGGTTGATAAACGTAAAAAAGAACAGTTCCCGTTAGAAAATGAAGGATTAGAAACTATAAAATTAAAAGATGCTATTAAAATAGTTAATGAATTAGATACTGATTTATGTCAGGGTTGTAAATGTAAATTATTATTTTGTAATTATACTCCATATTGTGTGTATCAATTTTCATTTGACAGAATAGATAATAAAAAAATACATTCAATCAATAATTTAAGAATTGTTTGTTGGAATTGTAATTCAAGTGGTTATGGTTCTATTAAACTAAGTTGTTCAAAAGGTTGTCATATAAATTTAGATTCTTCACAAGATATTCCTTTCTATATGGAAACAAATGAACATTTGAAATGTTAAAAGATGTATTACTTTTGAGTATATATAAATTATTTATTTATTTGGCTCCACCTTTCTTAAAGGTGGATTTTAAACAGTCGGTATGAATTCCCAATCCAATTCGACGCACATTTTTTTCCAAGTTTCGTCTTGTTCGATCAATTTTTCTCTATCTTTTAGCAAAGGAATGGACTCGAGATATTGATCTTCGCCCAGGAGTTCGCAAAACTTAAAAAGGACATAATAGTAGTTCAAAAAGTTAACACGATAATCAGGGCAAGTTTTAGCATAGGGAGATTGAGTTTCCATAAAAAGGTTACATAATGTTTCTTCTAATTCGGGGCTAAAAACGGGAGGTTTAAGTCCTAATTTATTTTTAATAAATGCGATATGTTCATAATATTTATTAAATCCCAATTTCTTTAAAATCTCCTTGGTCTTGTAATGTGTTAGTTGCTCTAAACAAATACGCTCCTTTTTAATCTGTAGCTGAATTTGATCTACAACGTCATCGGGAATTTGTGTAGTTTCTTTGCCTTGAAATTGTGCAAGAATTTCTTTAAAGTGGTTAATTTTTTTGTATGCATAGAAGCAGACTTCTTTGGGCGGCTCTTTATAGGAAGGTTTTTCATTTTCGATTAGATAAGGAATATTGACAGCACATGCATTGCAAATAAGAACCCCTTCGTCATCGAGCGGAATAAGCTCTCCTTTAAAACAATGCTGACAGACATCAGTAGATCGAATGAATGAGTTCATGTCAATAAATGTTTCATCGATATTACTCAAATATTTTTGAACGATATTTTTGTTTCTATTTTCGGTAATATTAGTATCTTTATTATCATTTTGAATTTTGAAGAAATTAAAAAGCAATTGATTTTTAGAGGAACTAGGTTTAGAAGAGGTGGAAGTTGAATTAGGATCTATATTAGTAATGTTTTTTTTATTTTCGAAATATTCAAAAATGAATTTAGAATTATCAAGAAAATAATTATTTTTTTTGTCTTTAAGTTCTTTAATTAATATATTAATTTCTTTGATACGATCTTTGGTGTCCATGATTTGTTCAATATTGGATTTATCAAGATGTTCGATTTGCTGATTTAAAAGTCCTCTTTCTTGTTTTAATTTAGGTATAGTATCGAATTCATTTTTGTCAAATTCATTAAGAAATTCTTTATGCTTTCCATCTAGAGTAGTTGTATATTTTTTGCAAACACGCATTTTTTTAGCAGATTTAGGCTTGAAACTAGGCATTATAGTATATGTATATTAAAGAGTAACTTATTATTTAATTAGAAATTTCTGAAATATATAATTATTTTTATTTTTATTTTGTTTTTAAATATAGGTTTAAAGATAAATAAAAGTTTCAAACAATACAGTAATAAGAATGAATAATCCAGTAGAAATAGATCAAATTAAATTTAAGAAAATGATTTTTCTATATAATGCTCTAGATAATGGATGGTCGATTAAGAAAAAACAAAATTCTTATATTTTTACGAAAAATCATGAAGGTAAAAAAGAAGTTTTTGATGAAGATTATTTGTCCATATTTATGAAGGATAACGCAAATATTAATAATATTTTGTCTTAATATGTAGGTAGTGAATTAAATTAATAAAAACAATTAATTTAATTTTAGGAATATTTTTTTCTTTAGCAATATTATAAAATGGGAGGTGGTTTAATGCAACTCGTGGCTTATGGCGCTCAGGACGTTTACCTTAAAATCCTGTAGGGTAGAAAAACATCAGGGAATATCGAAAAAATAAGATATTCATAAAGCCTTTTGTGGACTTTTCTTTAAAAAGAAGAACCACTGATGTTAATCAGGGAATTACTTGTGCTCCCATCATAAGTAATAGAATAACCCTGGTAAGAAAATCAAACTGCTTGAAACCCCTAAAACTTATTCTACTAAACAATTTTTGTGAGAGAATTGCGGCCAAGACAAAGACCTTGGGTATAGTAAAAATGAATAAGATGATTTGTATCTATTAAAGGTGCAAAGAAATGGGCAATGAGCATCCAAGCTTCTTTAAATGAAATAAAATAAAATACAAATTAAAACAATATAAATATAAAATACAAATATAACATATAAATAAATGTCTTGCAACGAAGAAACCGAAACGGGCAGAATATGTGATAAATGTAAGATCAATTATCCAATGAATAACTACAGAAA